AATAATAGAACCGACAATACTTTTGCCAATTAGTTTACCACCATCTACAATACCGTCAGTAACTATACCTTTAACAGTTGCACCACCAGTAGTAATACCATCTTCGATAGTGAATTGAACGCCATTGATTTCACCGATAGCTGTACCACCATAGACTTTACCACCAGTAGAAGTACCACCATGTGCTTTAACACCAAACACACTAGCACCAAGAGTAGTCATGTCCATACCAGAACGTTCACCACCAGTAACAATGGAGCTTTGAATAACTGGATTAAATGCAACACCATCGATTGTTTTACAACCAACAATATCTGCATCTACTACGAATAAACGACCTTCTTTAGCTTTAACCAAAGAACCTTCTAATTCTCCATTACCAGATTTACCACCTTCGGCAATTGGATTGATTAGTTCACCAGCCATTACTTTGCCAGCAACTAATGTACCACCGATAGATTGCGGATTGAAAATAGTAACAGATTTTTGATCTTTATTTACACCCATACCGACACCACCGAGTGCAATAGATGTATCTTCTAATGCTGTAGCAGAAACTACAGTACCAGCAGTTACATTACCATTACCATCAATAGTAGCATCTTTAATGAGGATATCTTTAAATAAACCATTCGCTGTTGCACCATAAGTTTTGGCGTTAACCATGTTAACGTCTACACCGAATAATTCATTATAGAGACCAATATATCTGATAGTAGATGTACGGATATTCAATACATTAGACATACCTTCAGTAGAGCAATCTACTTGTAAGATATAGTCAGTATTATCACAAGGACATTTACAAGTATTTGCAGTACCAACTTGACCAATTCCAGTAATAATACCAGAAACTTGATGCAAAGAACCAGCTTCTACATAACGGATAGTATATTTATTACCAGTTGTAATATCTACTTCTTTTTTAGTACCATCGGAATAAGTAATTGTTAATTTCAACATTCTAGTTTCTTTAACACCGACATCGACTACCATAAGAGCATCTAATTTATCACCAGTATTTCTGCAGTCACAGCTGCAGCCATCAGCAACCCATTGGGTGCCGCCGTACATATCAAAGATATTATCTCTATATCTATTATTCATCGCATAGATATTTAATGGAAATTCACCTTCGGAATAATGAATCTTGCTCATTATATTTAACCTCCTTTTCTAAATGATTATCTAAATGTTTGCCGATCAGCTTCGTAATGGGCTTTAATATAAAAAAGAAAATAAAAGTATATTATAGAATTGAGTAGAGATAAGCTTATCTTATCTCTAGAAATTTTTATATTTTTCTTTTATGAAAGGAGTCATAATTATGACAAACGGTGACAAAATTATTGACACATTAGTCGACAATGCTGCAGGTATAGTTAAACGTGCAGCTAAAAAAGTAGTAAATGGTTTATTTGTAGACAAAGAACACTCTAAACCATATATGGAAGATAATGCTCCATATGAATACGCTTCAAGTAAGAAACATGAAGCTAATTTTACAGCAACTAATTTCGATGGTGGCTGGGCACCTATAGATAACTGGCATGAATTAACTGATCATCATATCGATGGTTTCGTAAGCTGGGATGATGTAACTGAAAATGACGAAGAAGAAGGGATGACAGTCACTCCCGATACAGGTATTTATACATTCCGTATCAATGGTCATGAATCTCGTTTCGTTGTATTAGAGCAATTCTGTAATGAGTTGGATATTACATATGATGAATATCGTAAAATTGTAGAAATGGCTCCAGAAATCTTCCCTGTATTGATTCCACATGGTGAATTCCAAAAGGGTGTATTTAATCGTGAAGCAGAAAAGAATGCTGAATTATTAGAACCACATTATTTGATTTCTATTTCTGCTTTAACTCGTACTGTAGTTAAAATGAATTTCACATCTAGAGATGCTATTGAATTTAAGAAAGCTATCAATGCGTTTATCAAGAACGTAATTGCTTCTTGTCTTGCATCTTCTATCGAAGAATAATTATAAAGGGAGGAGAAATCCTCCCTTTTATTTTTTTTATTATTTTTTCTACGTTCCTGAGGGTATTTATGCTTTAAACACACCTATAATGACATATTATGCTAATCCAAAGGAGGTAGATATAAATGGGACCAGAGGAGATGATGGTTCAACAACAACCACAACCATTACGCCCTGTATACCAAATGAGCACTACCAATAAATCTTTCTTAAATATGCACTACTACCTCAAAGCGAGAGGTATAAAAAATAATAAATTTATGCTAGTTCTTTTCGATCCAGATTTAGCTGGGGTAGATCCACATGATCCTAACCTTAGCTTAATCATGAAGCAAAAGGTAACTAGAGAAGTAGTAAGAAATTATTGGTATTTTCTTCGTGAAGTTGTTCGGGTATACGAAGATGGTAACCCTAGAGGTGTACAATATAGATTAGATCGTGGTAACATGGCATTCCATTTCTGTACCCTTTATAACTTAAATATTTTCCTAGAACTTCCTCGTCAGGTCGGGAAGACCACATCTGCACTTATCCGTTATTTGTATATCTATAACTTCGGTAGTGCTAACTCTATTATTACATATCTCCACAAAGACATGAAAGCATCCAAAGAAAACTTGAACGATACTAAACGTCTTAGAGATATGCTTCCACCTTATCTACAAATGGCACAAGAATTCTCTATCGTAAATGGTAAGAAGAAAAAGATGCCTACTACTGTAGAAAAGATTCAAAACCCTATAACTCATAATGTAATTAATACATTACCTTCTGCTCGTAATGCTATGCTTGCATCTAACTTGCTTCGTGGTAAAACTATCACAATGTTATGGGCAGACGAATGGGCCTTCATCAAGTATAACGATATCATTTATTCTAATGGTATGCCAGCATTGAATACAGCCTTCCGAAATGCGGCTCGAAACAATGCACCTCATGGTTTTATCATTACGACAACAGCTGGTATCTTATCTGATGAAGCTGGTGTATACGCATATAAGATGGTACAAAATGCTACTCGCTTTAATGAACAGTGGTATGATCTTTCTTATAAAGACTTGATGGAACTTATTGATGCTAATGTAAACTCAATCTTTGTTCATATTAGATTTGGTTATGATGAATTAGGTCTTGGTGAACATTGGTTTGCAGATATCTGTCGTAAGATGAACTATGACATGGTTCGTATCCGTCGGGAAATCTTACTTGAATGGATTGATAAACCAGAAAACTCCCCATTCAATGCTAATGATTTAGAAACTATTCGTGGTTTGACTAGAGAACCAATGAAGACTGTACTATTATTAAATAAATATAACTTCAATATTTATTCTATTAATGGTACTATGTCTGCAGCTCACCCAGAAGGTCTTGGTATTCAACTTAATATGAGAAACGTACCAATGGATCCTCCAATTATCGGTGTCGATCCATCTGGTGGTTATCAACGAGATTATTCTGCTATCTGTGTAATCGACTCTAGGACTACAGAAGTTATTGCTGAGTTAAAATGTAACTATATTAGTCCTCCAGATCTTTGTCGTTGTATCTATTACATCGTTACTACAATGATGCCTAATGCCATTGTAAATATCGAACGAAATGGTGGTTTCGGTGCATCTATTATTCATAGACTTAGAGAAACTTCCATTAAAGATAATCTATACTTCGAATATAAAGATCGTGTAGTAGAAGAAACTAATGATGACTTTGGTCGTGTAATTAGACGTAAACAAAAAACAAAAGTATTTGGTCTAGATTCCTCTAAAGGAACTCGTGATGAATTAATTCAAATACTTCGTGAACGTGTAGAACTTCATAAAGATAAATTTAAATCTAAACTAATTCTAGATGAATTAGAAAAGATGACTGTTAAACGTAATGGTAAAGTAGAACACTCTGACAACTCCCATGATGATTTGACATTTGCTTATCTAATGGCTCTATTCGTTTGGTATAATGGTAAGAACCTAAAAGAAAACTGGGGTCTTAATAAAACAACAATCAAAACTGAAGAAGATGTCGATGAAATTGTAGGCATTCCTGAAGAGGAACAAAAATACGTTGACATCGTTGAAGAAATGGTTGTTAATGATGATGATAAGATTGCTAAGGAAGTTGAAAGACAACTTAAGGAACTTAAAGCTGGTATAGGTATGACAGTTGATGAGTTCTATAGAAAGCAACAAGCTAAAGAAGAAGAGCAATTCAAAATGATGATGCAAAATAGAGTATTCTTAGAAGCTTATGCTAAGTTCTCTCAAACTCCTATCAACGAATTAGAATCATTATATGGAACAGGCTCTAGAACTACGATACCTAATACAGTATTCTTAGGTGCTGATGCTGACTTAATAGAACAAATGGAACATGAAAAGAACTTTGCTCTAGCTAAAGTCAAAATAGAAAACTAAAAAATAAAAGAAGATTAGGAGTACCCAATATTGGGTACTC